TAAGTCACGACGCAAGATTGACGCTGCTATTGCCTTGAGTATGGCTGTGGATCGTGCGACTCGACGTGAAGAAGTCGCACCTGTGCCTGGGTTCTTTGTAGTCTAGAGATATGCCTATCATCCTGCTAGAACTTTTATCCATCTTGCTCATCGCATCTGGACTATTCTTGTTATCAATTCCATTAGGGCTAATTTTTGTTGGCCTGTCAGTTCTATTGTTCACGGCTGCCTACGAGCGTGGTCGCGGAAAGGCTAAATAATGTTGTCAAGGCTGTTGGGTGGTGGCAACGAGGAACGTGCGGTTTCGTTCCAAAATTTGTTTGCTTCAGGTGACACGTTCAGTTTCACTACCGCATCAGGCACAACAGTCACGCAACAAGACTCACTAAAAATTGAAGCGGTCTATGCGTGTGTGCGCATGATTTCAGATTCAATTTCAACTCTTCCTGTTGACACATTCTTACGTCTTGATGGAACTCGTCGTCCGTTCCGTCCACGACCAGACTGGTTGGATAACCCTGAATCTGGTGTGACCCGCATCGAGCATTTCCAACAGGTTCTTGTTTCGTTGATGTTGAACGGCAACTCGTTCACCCGCATCTTGCGCGACGATCAAGGTATTGCTGGTTTGGTTGTTTTGAACCCTGAGCGTGTTGAGTGCAGTCGTGACCGTGAGACTCGTCGTCCGATTTACATTTATGAAGGCCGTGATGTAATCACAGCTGACAACATGATTCATATCACCGAACTTCGTTTGCCTGGTGATTTGCGTGGACGCTCACGCATTGAACTCATCAAAGAAAACTTGGGGTTGGCTAAAGCGTTGGAGGAGTTCGCTGCACGATTCTTCGGTCAAGGTTCTTCAGCTTCTGGCATCATCGAGTTCCCTGGCAACCTGACCCGTGAACAGGCTAAGGATTTGGTGTCAGGGTTCGAGGAAGGCCACAAGGGTTTGCGTCGTTCGCATCGTCCTGGTGTGTTGTTCGGTGGGGCTAAGTTCACGAAGACAACTGTGGACAATGATTCTGCACAGTTCTTGGAGTCACGTCGTTTCGCTGTTGAGGAGATTGCCCGTATCTTCCGTGTGCCTCCATCAATGCTGGGTGTGACTACGCCTGGTGCGATGTCGTATGCCTCCGTTGAACAGAACGGCATCCAGTATGTGACTCACACTTTGCGTCCGTACATAGAAAAAATTGAGGAAGGCTATTCACGCTTGCTTGCTGGTCGAGCATTCATGAAGTTCAACGTGGACGGCCTGCTTCGTGGCGATCAGGCTTCGCGTTACACAGCGTTCTCAACAGGCCTTCAGTCAGGCTTCTTATCAATCAATGATGTTCATCGTCTTGAGGATATGGCTCCTGTTGAGGGTGGCGATGGTTATAGAGTTTCGCTTGCCAATGTGGATGTGAATGCTGCGAACTTGGCTGAGATGCAGTCCAAGGCTGAGATTGCGCAACGGTTGATTTTGACTGGCTTTGATCCGGCTGAGGTTTTGGCGATGGTTGGTTTACCAGCTGTGGCTCATACTGGTTTGCCTTCGAGTCAGTTGCAACAGATTTCAACTGTGGCACCTGATGATCCTCCGTCTGCTTATGAGGTGACATGACTTTGAGTTCTTATGTTTACACGGTGAACACAACGCCTGTGTTGCTGGCTGATGCACCTATCAATCCTGTGAAGGTGACAATTCATAACAATAACCATCAGGCGAACTCGGTTATTTATTTGGGTGGTTCTGCTGTTACAACTTCAACTGGTTTACATCTTGATCCTGAAGCAACTTTGTATTTTGTTTTGAATACCACCGAACAGCTCTTTGGAATTGCTGGAAGTTCGCTTACTTGTTCTCTGATTGTGCAGCCGTTCTAATGCCATATTTTATTTCAGATAAGAATCCTGATTGTTCAGGTTGGGCTGTTGAAAAGGAAGATGGCGAAGTCATGGGATGCCACCAATCAAAACAGGATGCGATAGATCAGATGGTTGCAGTTTCGTTGGCTGAGGATATGGCTCCTGGTGGGGAACGTGCAGTTGATTTGAATCTGCCTTCATATATTCAAGATGCAGCTGCTAAAGGTTTGGAATATAACGTTCAAGGTTTGGGTGGTGATGGTTTGGTGGAGCGCACTATTCGTGAGGCTCGCCAGATGGCTGACGGTCAAATTACTGAGGACAAGGTGATTCGAGCAAACGCTTGGGGTCAACGTCATCTAGTTGATTTGGATGCTTCACAGAACTCTGAGGCTGATGATGAGGGTTTCCCTGGTGCTGGTGCTGTCGCGTTCTATCTTTGGGGAATTGATCCACTTGACCCTGAACCTGCGATGACTTGGTTTGCTCGTAAAGCACAGGCCATAAAAGACGATCAGACTGGTTCGCAACGAACTGCCAATGCTCAAGATGTGGTCATCGTTGATATTGATGGAACATTGCTTGCTGGCGGTGAGGGCATTCAAAAAAACATTGACTATGTGAACGCTCTTTATGAGAAGTTCTTTATCTATATTGTGACTGGTCGTGGCGAAGACGAAGAAGATAAGACTGTTGCAGAGTTGGCTGATGCCGGAGTTAAATACGATGACATTGAGTTCAACGAAGACTTGAGCATCCCAACGCCTGAATACAAAGGCAACAAGGCTGCGGACATTCTGTCTGAGCAGACTGTGGTTCTAGCGATAGATAATGACCCTGCTGCACGTCGAGCATATTTTGATTTAGGTATCAAAACTCTTGACCCAAAGCGAATCAAATCTGGTGATATGCCTGTCTTGCGTGAAGCACCAGCGTTCCATCGTCAGCGTGAACAGGACTTTGGTAATGTTTCTTATATGACTGAACAGGTTGAAACACGCAGAGTTACCGTATCCGATTTTGAGTTACGCGCTAACGAGTCCGGTGACGGTATGTCGTTCACAGGTTATGCAGCTGTATTCAACTCACCATCTGAACCATTGCCATTCATTGAAACTATTGCGCCTGGTGCATTCGCACGTTCGTTGAAGGCACGAAATAATATTCGGATGTACATGAATCATGACTCATCAATGTTGTTGGCTACGACCCGCGCAAAGACTTTGCGCCTGCAAGAAGATTCAAAGGGTTTGTTGGCTTCGGCTGATTTGCCTGAAACTTCTGTGGGTAAAGACCTATCAATTTTGATGAAGCGTGGTGACGTGACCTCGATGTCGTTCGGGTTTACTGTTCCTTCTGGTGGTGACCGTTGGTCTGAAGACGGAATGAACCGTGAACTCCGTCAAATCAAACTATTTGAAGTTTCTGTTGTGACAGGGTTCCCAGCGTATTCAGCAACATCTGCACAGGTTCGCAGCTTTGATGCGCTTGCTACTCGTACTGGTGTTGATGCTGATCGTCTTGCTGACGCAATCTTGGTTCTGGAATCAGGGAAAACTTTGTCATCCGATCAGGGTGCGTTGTTGCGTGAAACTGTTGCGAAGTTGGAGCCAACACCAACTGAACCACCTGCGACTCTTGGCCTGATGGCCAAGCATCTTGAACTAATCAAGAATTTCTAGTACTGTTTTAGTACTGCGTCCAACGCGAGGAGCCTCCTTGGATGTTGCTGTGTACGGAGCCGTACCAGGTTTAAGTTAAATCCCTGCGTATCCAAACACTCAACATTCATCCCTAACGGGAGAAGGAAAACATCATGAAAGAATATATTGACCGTCAGGTTGAGATTCGCAATCGTGCATGGGAAGAAGCCAAGTCAATCTTGGACAAAGCCACCGCAGAAAAGCGTGACCTCTCAGCAGAAGAAAACCAAACCTATGAGCGCATCTCTAAGGAACTGGACGAGCGTGGACAGACCATCGCAAAACTTCGTGAAGACGAAGCTCGCGAACTTCGCCTCGATGCAGCAACCCGTGACATCGCTTCACAGGCACGTCCACAGGAATCAGCTGCACCAGTTGCAGATGATGCTTCGTTCTTGCGTTCACTTGTTATGGGCGAAAAGCGTTCACACACATTTGAACGTCGTGACATCACCAAGGGTTCAGCAGGCGCACCTGTACCAACCTCGTTCTACAACCAAGTAATTGCACAGGCTCGTCTTGTTGCACCGATCTTGCAAGTAGCAACGATTTTGAACACCGCTGGTGGCGAGAACCTTCAAATCCCTTCGCAGTTCAGCTGGTCAACAGCTACTCTGCCAGGTGAAGGAACCGCAATTCCAGAATCCGATCCACAGTTCAACAGCTTCGTTACCTTGGGTGCTTACAAGTACTCATTCTTGACGCAGTTGACAACGGAACTTATCGAAGACTCTGGTGTTGACATCCTCGGCTTCTTGGCAGAACAAACTGGTAACGCTCTTGGTTACGCAGTAGGTTCGGCTTTGACAGTCGGTTCAGGAACCAACCAGCCAAAGGGCATCGTGACAGCGAGCGCAGTAGGCGGCACGGCTGGAACTGCTACCGCATTCACCGCAGACAACTTGATTGACTTGCTATACAGCCTTGATGGCGCAGCACGTAACCTTCCTGGTGTTGGTTGGATGATGAACGGCAAGTCAATTGGTGCAGTTCGCAAGTTGAAGGACACAGCTGGAAATTATGTATTCCAGCCAGCTCTTTCAATGGAATCACCAGACATGCTTCTTGGCAAGCCAATCTACGAAAACCCTTCAATGGTCGACGTAGCAACTGGAACCAAGTCCGTCATTGTTGGTCACCTACCTTCGTACTATGTACGCACAGTTGGTGGAATCAAGTTGGAGCGCAGCGATGACTTCGCATTCAACACGGGCTTAGTGACTTTCCGCAGCACATACAGAGTTGACGGAAATCTTCCACAAGTTAGCCACATTAAGCACCTCCTCCAACCATAAGTTGAAGGTAGTGCAACCGATAGCAATATCGGTGTAAGTTTGAGGGTAGGTCGAACACGCAGGGCGACCTACCCTCATTTCTTTTTATACCCTGCGACCTGCGAAGGAGAGAATGGTGGGAAATGCTCGTAATCGTCAAGAACACACCGGTCGAGTTACCAGACCTAGAGGCGGAGATATTGCTCCGCAGGGGAATAGCGCACTTGCCAGAGCTGGCAGATTTGCCAATTCCGACGCGCTACGAATCCTCTGGTATTCCAACGCCCCTTTCGCCCCAACGGGCTACGGCACCCAAACAGCGCAAGTCGTCACAAGGCTCATCCAAGACCAACACGAAGTAGCGATCCATGCGATGTATGGCATTGAAGGTATTTCTTCAATGTGGAATGGTGTAAAACTTTATCCGCGTGGAATGTCTGCGTATAGCGATGACATCATGGTTGCGCATTGGATGGATTGGGCTAACGGCAATCTTGATATGCAAGCAATGATGATTACATTGTTTGATGTTTGGGTGTTGCAATCAGGCTCATTGGATCAGGTACCAAACATTGCATCTTGGGTACCTATTGACCATGCTCCTATTCCTCCGAATGTTTTGGCTTGGTGTAAGCGTGACAATGTGAAACCGATTGCGATGTCAAAGTTTGGTTTACAAATGTTGCAGAACGCTGGCGTAGATGCGATGTATGTCCCTCATGCGATAGAAAAAGTTTTTAAGCCAACAGCAAAAATTGTTTCACCGAAGGGTGATGTTACGGGTCGTGATTTGATGGAGATTCCTGACGACAAGTTTGTTGTCATGATGAACGCTGCGAATAAGGGTGCGAACCCTTCGCGTAAATCGTTTGCTGAAAACATTTTGGCGTTCGCAATTTTTGCTCAAGATCATCCTGACGCAATGTTGTATCTACACACGGAACGTGATGGTGCGATGGGTGGTATCAATTTGGTGCATCTTTTGGAGGCTTGTGGTGTGAAGCCTGAGCAGTACAAGATTTGTGACCCGTATGTTTATCGGACTGGTTTCCCTCAGCAGGCTTTGGCTGCGTTGTATTCCGCAGCTGATGTGCTGTTGGCTTGCTCGATGGGTGAGGGCTTCGGGGTTCCGGTCATCGAGGCTCAGGCTTGCGGTACACGGGTCATCGTGTCTAACTACACGGCACAGCCTGAGTTGGTTGGGTCTGGGTGGGCTGTGGACATTCAGCCATTCTGGGATGCGCATCAAAGGTCATGGTTCTGCACCCCTGTTGTGTCTTCCATCGTGGATGCCCTGAAAGCCTCCTACGAAGCCCCCAGAGGCGTGGATAAGGATGCTGTGGCCTTTGCCAGCCAATATGACGCAGACCTCGTTTATGAGCAATCGTGGAAGCCTGTGATGAAGGAGTTGTCAGCATGGTGCCAGTCATCATCGTCCCCGTCTTAAATCGTTACGACCTACTAGACAGGTGCCTCCAGTCGATTGACTATGACGTGGAGACACTCATCATCATTGACAATGGTGGACAGTCCACCCTGCATGACTGGCCTTGGGTGATTGACCGTCGCCATGTCAAGAACTATCACGTCTGGTCAATGCCAACTAACCTCGGTGTAGCACCATCTTGGAACATTGGTATCAAAGCAACTCCTCACGCTGACGGCTGGATGATCCTCAACTCGGATGCGTTCTTTGAGCCAGGACAACTAGAAGTTTTCTACAAGGACTGCAACCCTGAATCAATCACGTTGACTGAGGCGATGCCTGGTTGGTCGTGCGCGTGGGTTGGTGCGAATGTAGTGGCAAAGGTTGGATTGTTCTCAGAGTGTTATGTGCCAGCATATTTTGAGGACACAGATTTTCAGGATCGTGCAACACGTTTGAACATAGAGATTTTTACTTCTAATGCTGGGATCGTTCATGACAACTCGTCAACGATTTCATCGGCACCAGAACTAGCCGAAAAGAATCGTCGCAGTTTTGCTGCGAATGGGGCTTTACATGCGATGCGTTGGCAGTCAGGTTTACCAGAAGCGGGTCATTGGGATTTAACACGACGAAGGGATTTGGGATGGGATTAGAGGATTACAACCTTTTGCATGAGGGAGAAACAATTTATGTCATCGGGTCAGGTGCGACATTAGATTATTTGTCACCAGATTTCTTTGACGACAAACTGAGTATCGCAGTCAATTTCTCTGGGTCAGTTTTCGGGATGAAAAACTATTACTGCTTCAGCCATTATCACTCTGACGCAATTCAAGAAGCTCGACGTGATGAGTCAATCGCAGTCTTTACCCCATTGCGTGAGCATGGAACTGATGCAGAGTTCCAAGGCTTCATGCCAAAGATCGTGACATTCCATACCCGCACCGGCAGACCTGGTGTGTCGTTCAATCCACATGACAAGGATTGGCCTGTTGAGTATGACCAGTTGACTATCGGGTCATCGAGCATTCATGGGGCGATGCACCTTGCAGCGTATATGGGGGCGAAGTTCATTGTGTTAGTTGGGGCTGATTGTGGTCAGTTGAACGGCAAGGACAGGGTTGATGGGTATGTTGCTGGGGATACTCATTGGGCTTTGTATGAGCGTCATCTTCGAGATATGAAGCAACGGTTGTGGGATGTGTATTCGTGTCAGGTGTATTCGTTGAACCCATTTGTGAACTATTCGCTTGAAGGTGTGCAGTATCGTGGTGCTGCGTCAATCAACTAGAATCAGGACACTATGACCATTACGAATGGGTATGCCACACGCAACCAAGTTAAGGCTGCTTTGCGTATCGGCACAGCTGACACCATTGATGACGACCTGATTGATAACTGTGTTGGTGCAGCATCACGTCTGATTGATGGTTATTGCAACCGTCGCTTCTGGCAGAGTGGCACGGCTGAGGCTCGCGTGTTCCAGGCAGAGGATTCGTTTTACTGCTCGATTGACGATATTGCTGGTACTGCTATCACGTTGAAAACTTCTTCGTTTGCTGATGGCAACTTTGATGTGACGTGGACTCGTTCCGATTACCAGTTGGAACCGTTGAACGGAAACCTTGACGGGTTGACTTGGAGTTACGACAAGATTCGTGCTGTTGGTGATTATCTGTTCCCAACGGTAAACGCTAACTATGGTGAGCAGGCTTTGGTTCAGGTGACTGCTGTGTTCGGTTGGCCTGCGATCCCTGAGCCTGTAACTCAGGCAACGATCATTCAGGCTTCACGCATCTTCAAACGTTACGACTCACCGCTTGGGGTGGCTGGGTTTGGTGACTTGGGTGCCATTCGTGTATCTCGATACCTTGACCCTGATATGGCTCAGCTGGTTGAACCGTATCGTCGTATGCGGATTTACGCATGAGCGCAACAACAACCGTCACCGAAATCAAAGAAGGTATTGCTACCGCGCTGAGAACCATCTCAGGGCTTCGTGCTTACGCTCAGCAGCCTGACAATGTGAACGCTCCGTTTGCGTGGCCTATGTTGGATTCAATCACCTACAACGGGGCTATGGGTGGGGGTTTGCTAACCCACATTTTCAATGTGTCTGTGGTGGTCGGTCGTTCGGCTGAACGCACAGCTCAGATAGCGTTGGACGGCTTCTTGTCGTATCGGGGAACCTCATCGGTTCGTCAGGCGTTGGAATCGGATCGCACGTTGGGCGGGGTGGTACAGGACTTGTTAGTTGAGTCAGCATCCAACATCTCGACGCTGGATGGTAACGATGCGACCTATCTGATGGTTGACTTCCGTGTGGTGGTGTACGCTTAGTTGATACGCATTCCTGCGAGCGTGTAGAGTTTCATTAGTAAATCTTCGAGTGCCGGAAGGCAGGAGTAATCAACATGGCAAAGCAAGTTCTCACAAACGTAAACGTAACCTTCGGTACTGCGAATACAGATATTTCTAGTTACGTAGCATCTGTGGCCTTGACGCTCTCCGCAGCCGAAGTCACAACTACCGCGTTCGGTACAGCAAACGCTGTTACCCGCATCCAAGGCTTGCGTGACCACAGCGTCACCTTGTCAATGCACCAGGATTATCCAACGATTGAAAAGTTGTTTTATGATGCGTTCAACAACGGAACTGCTGTACCAATGGTGATTAAGCCAAACGGTACTGCTACTGCCGGTTCGGCTCAACCACAGTATTCGTTCAACGTGTTGCCAGTTGGCTACACACCAGTCAACGGTGCTGTAGGCGACCTTGCCACTTTTGATGTCACCTTCCCTGTTGACGGTGCAGTTGTTAAGACTGGTACTGGCGCGTAAGTTTTCTAACAAACCCTTAACCCTGCGGAGGACAAATGAAAATAGCGTTAGAAGTAACGTCATCGTTAGATCAATCAAAGCGCACCATCATTGCTGCGTTCCCAGACTTCATCGCCTTTGAACAAAAGTTCAGTAAAAGCGTTGCGAAGTTTGAGGCTGAACTGACGCTCACCGATTTAGGTTTCTTGGCTTGGCATTCTGAGCATCGCACGAAACGTACTGGTTTAGATTTTGATTCGTGGATTAACGAGATTGAGGCTTTGGAGTTGGGTAACCAGGCTGATGCCGTGATCGTCCCTTTGGAGATCAGTCAGCCCATTGGATGATTGCTTACTTGTCTGTTGAGACAGGTATTGCACCTTCGGTGTTGCTGGCAGAAGACCCTCGAATGATTTTCACGATGTTCGCTTATTTGCGTTGGAGAGCAATTCATCTAGGCAAGTAGTCTTGCAGTATGGCGCAAGCATTTGGTAGAGCAGGACAGGTCAGCATTACTGCTGGAAACGATTCTGTACAAATCATTGGTATTGCAGAATTTTTGCGTGATGCTTCAAAGGCTTATCCTGATTTCAATAATGAAATGCGTAAGGCTGCTGAACAAGTGGCACAGAATTTGTTGGATAAAGCTAAAGCAGAAGCTGGGACTGTGACTCGTAGCCGTCAGGCTGTTGAAGTTATGAAGGGCATGAGCGCAAGCCGAGATCGCATCCCGACTATCAAGCTTAAAGAAAACTCTCCATTCCAATCAAAATCAAGCAAATTCTCTTCTTCATACAACATCAAAACAAAGCGAAGAGTCAAGCGTAAAGTCACCAGAGGTGATGTATTTTTTGGTGCCGAATTTGGTGGTGGATCTAGACCAACAACCAAACAATTTTTAAGGCATCGTGGTCGTTCCGGTTATTTCTTTTGGCCTACTGTCCGTAAAGAAAAACAAAATATTGCTAACGAATATCTCAATGCCATTGACCGAGTTTTAGCCAAATTGTCTGATGACAAAGCTGCTGCTACTAAAGCCCGTACTGAGGCTGGCGGTGTTTACAACATGACTGACAAGGGCTTGGTTTTCGTCAAAGATTAGCCTTAAAAGATAATGCTTGACTTTGGCTGAGGTTCCTGTACCCTTCTAGGAGGAGGGGTTATGGCTGTTCTATTTAAGGATGTGAAGTCTATTTATCCGAAGCCTTTGGCTTCGTCGTGGCTGCAACTCAAGGAGTTGTTGTCATTCCATGAGGAGAACGCTGAGAAGGCTTCTGGGTCGTTGTGGTCGCCTGTTGAGTATGACGCTGGAACGACTAGAGGCAACCGTAATGTTCGCTTTGTTGAGGCGTTAGTTGTGGACATGGACAGCGAAGCCTTTGACAATGCTCAACTAGAGGGTTTGGAATGGTTCGCTTATTCGACGTATTCGCATCGCTTGGATGATCCTCACTATCACCTGGTCTTGCCGTTAGCGGAGAAGGTGCCTGCGTCGTTGTGGCGGGTGGTGTGGGCTGAGTTGCATGAGCGTATCGGTTTGGTTGGTGACCCTCAGACTAAAGACCCTGCACGAATTTTCTATCTCCCTCAACACGCACCAGATCAGCCGTTTGAGTTCCATGAAGGTCACGGTGAGTTGTTGGATTCATCATTCACACTCGATGTCCAGGTTGCTTCTAATCCTGTAGCACCACGCGCAAAGCAAGCACGTCAGCCACGTCAGCATCGTGCTGGTGCAGAGATATTGAGTGAGGCTTGGTGGAATGCTCCTGTAGATATTTCTCGCTGGGATGGTCTATCAGGGAAAGACTTATATTCAGCAATGTTGAAAGAGTTCAGGGCTTTGCGAAATGGGTTGTCGGTTATTGAGTAGAATCGGCGCATGGCTGGTGAGCGCACGTTCGTTGTTAAATTCATTTCTGACACACTTGGATTCAACAAAGGAATCAAGAAAGTCAGCGATGATGTAAACGGCATAGGTGGAAAACTTAAAACCCTTGTCCCATCCTTCCGCACCCTTGCTGTAGCCGGTACCGCAGCGTTCGGTGCTATTGCTGCTAGTTCAATCAAACTTGTTGATATGGCTTCCAATTTGGAAGAATCCCAATCTAAAGTAAATACAGTTTTTGGTGCTTCGGCAAAGGTTGTCAACGATTTCGCTAAGCAATCTGCTGTTTCATTTGGTATCACCAAACAATCCGCTTTAGAAGCTGCTGGAACTTTTGGTAACTTAATTCAAGCTTTTGGTATTGGCAAAGGTCAAGCTGCTGAGATGAGCACAACATTGCTTGGTTTGGCTGCAGACTTGGCTTCATTCAATAACACAAATATTGAAGAAGCAATCCAAGCATTACGCTCCGGCTTATCTGGAGAAGCTGAACCTTTGAAGCGGTTTGGTGTCGCCATCAACGATGTTCGACTCAAGCAGGAAGCGATGAACCTTGGCCTATACGACGGCAAAGGCGCATTGGACATTACTGCCAAAACGCAAGCATCGTATGCCCTTATCCTTAAAGATACTGCGTTAGCTCAAGGCGACTTTGAAAGAACCTCTGGTGGTTTCGCCAACCAGATGCGTATTCTCAAAGCATCGTTGAGTGACGCTGCAACTGAAATAGGTTTAGTTCTTCTTCCATACTTCAAAAACTTTGTTTCAACAATGAATCAAACTGTGGTTCCAGCAATCAAAATATTTGCTGAGAATGTAAAAGAAAAAGGCATCTCTGGCGCGTTAGCTATGGCAACAGCACAAATGGGGGAATTTGGAATAACAGCAATCAATGTTATTGAATCCGCATATTTGTCGCTTGTTTCATTTACACATGAGATTGCTAAAACTGTTCGTATTATTGCTGACGGTGCTGCTCTTGCTTATGGTTTGAAGGGGAACCTAGTTGGTGCTGCAAAATCTTTAGCTGTTGCCGTTGCAATGAAGGAAATCCAGTTCGCTACTGAGGATGCTTTGGCTAATGCTGGAGCAATGTTTGATGGATTTAGACGGCAAGTTTATTTGGCTTCAGTCGAATTGGCCAATTTTGGTAAACCACCAAAAGACATTTCTGACTCTCTTGACCGTATGAGCCAGTCAACTCGTTCAGCTTCTTTGGCAGCAACAGGGTTAATTCCAAAAGCCATCAATCTTGGTGGAGGTGTCAAAAAAGCTGATGATGCAATTAAAAAAGCAACCGACAATATGAAGGAATATAGTGATTCATTGAAGTCTGCTACTTCTGCACAGAAGTCGCTTGACTCTGCAACTAAATCATCAACGTCTGCAAAGAAGTCTAGGAATGAGGCTGATGCTGCGTTGGCTGAGGCTCAAGCGAAGTTTGACAAGATTTCGCAGGGTTATGGTGCTGGTTCACCAGAGGCTATTGCAGCTCAGAAGGCTTTAGATAAAGCTAAGCGTGACCAGGAACGGGCAACGTATGCAGTTGAAGAAGCGATCTATTCTGTTGCTGATGCTGAGATGAATTTGATGACGGTTCGTAAAGACCCTGAGTCGTCACCTATGGATGTTCGTCGAGCAGAGTTGAATTTGGCTGAGGCAAAGTTGTCGGTAGTTGATGCTACCGATGCACAGACTTCTTCAACCAAGGATTTGAACGATCAGCAACAGATTTTGAATGACACGATTTATGGTGCGACTATTGGTTCAGCGATCTATACGGAGTATCAGGATGCGTTGACAACGGCTAAGGAGCGTCAGGCTGAGGCGATTGATGCTGTGACTACAGCGTTGGAGAATGAGGCTGAGGCTTTACAGAATTTGAAGACTGCACAAGAAGCCTTTTATGGTGCGCGTTCTGCTTATTCTGGGACATCTGCTTCTGCTGGTATGCCAGAGTTCATTCAACCTAACGACCCTCGATACAACCTTGGTGCCGGTGCAAATAAGGTTTCTTCACAGTCAGCACCAACAATCATCATTAACGCTGCGATAGCCGATGCTGGTGTACCAGCGTTGATTGTGGATTATTTGAAGCAATACAACGCTACGGTTGGAACGATTCCAGTTAGGACAAAATAGTTGTGGCTGTTGTTGTCCCTAACTGCGGAACGTACATGGTTGAGATGGACTATGGTGCGACGACAAACGCATTTCGTTTAGATGATGCAGCTGCTGGCGTATTAGGTTCAACGCTGTATGTGCTTGGTGGATCACCTTTATTTGTTGATGTGACATCGTACGTGAAATCTGTTTCTATTGATCGTGGTCGTCAAAATAAATATCGTGAAATTAGTGGTCAGGCTAGTAATGCAACAATTGTTTTAGAAGATCGTGACTGGTATTTTTCTTTAGTGAATACTGCATCACCGTATTACAATTCAACGCAAGGACGACTTGGATTTGAATTGAATTCAAACGTGCGTGTTAGTCGTAATGGAACATATCTTTTCGTAGGTATTATTTCTCAATATAATCAGGCCATTGAAAAGCCAAACCGATCAGTAGTAACAGTTACTTGCTCAGACAAACTATTCACAATGAATAACATTGTTGTCACAAACTTCACGCCTGCAGTTCAATACTCTGGTGCTCGAATCGGAACAGTTTTGAATAATGCTGGTTTATTTGCTCAAGCAGGCGATCGAGATATTGATACTGGTATTGCGAAACTTGGAACCGCACCGATTGACCAATCAGCTACAGTACTTGAATATCTACAACGAATAAATGTTGCAGAAATGGGACGCATATTTATTAAAGCAAACGGTGCATTCGCATTTGATCGCCGTCTAACCGGTGACTATCAAGCAATTGAAGCAACACTTGCTGATACTGGCGGAACTGCTATCCCATTTACCGAATTTGAAATTGTGAACAGCTGATATGCCTGGTATCTATTTTGATAAATTCTTAGATTTTATTGGTATAGGACAACTCGCTGACTCGGTTGCAGCACCGTCTTACCAACGCTCCAACGACATCACCACAACAAACTCATCAGTTATCAATAAAGCCATAGTTGCCATCGCCCCACCAGCACCAACAGCAGGCAATCTCAACACCACAATCCAAGCTGCACAATCAATCGCAGCCGAATCTATATCTCAATTTGGAACCCAATCCACAACAGTCGTTGTAACGATTCTTGAAACATTGGATGATGCTAGAGATTTATCATCGTTTATTATTCAACCTGTACCAAAATTTTGGTTCGGCAATATCCGAATCATTATGAACGGGTTGACTGACGCGCAACGAACCACGATCACGAACCTTGATATTGGGTCGCAGATTTCGGTAACAAAAACGTTCCCTAAGTCCACCCCGTCGACGGTGACACAGTTGATGGCTTTGGAAGGGATCAGCCATGACATCAGCCCAGACCGTCACATCGTCACCCTGTACACGAACCCAGCGCGTATCTATACCTATTTTATTTTGGGTACTGATGCGTTAGATGACCAAGCGAAAGCTTTAGGCTAGAGTAGAGGACTATGGCGATTCAGACATTCACTACTGGTCAGACGCTCACCGCAGCTCAAATGACCTCATTGCAGGCCAACGATTACAACTGGACTGTTTCTACACAGACTGCTTCATATGTTTTGGTGGCTGCCGATAAGGGAACCAGAGTTGTGATGAACTCTGCATCAAACACAACAATCACTGTGAACACATCACTATTTACGGCTGGCGATACTTTACAAATCATCAATATTGGTACAGGAACTTGCACAGTTACTGCTGGTACTTGCACAGTTACTACTTCAGGAAGTCTTGCTTTGGGGCAGTGGGGAGGCGGCACACTTTATTTCACGTCGGCCTCAGCCTCCATATTTTTTCCCTCAGGTGGTGTAAGTTACGGAACCGCTACAGGCGGAATTGGTGCACCAACCTCTGTAACTATTAGCGGAACGAATTACCAGTATTTGCAATTTAACGCAACAGGAACATTGACAGTTACCAAAGCAGGATTGTTTGAAATATATCTTTGGGCTGGTGGCGGTGGCGGAGGTCGAGGCGACGCAACAGGTTATGGCGGTGGCGGCGGTGGCGCTGGCGGTTGGCAATTTGTAGAAACATATTTGACTGCTAATACAACAATCACAATTGGCGCTGGTGGTGCAGGTTCAACAACAAATGGTGTTGCAGGTGGCAAAGGATCGGCCTCGGCAATGGCAACCACAGCTGCAGAACCTCAAACCATTATTCCTGGTGGCATGGGTGGAGCAAGTACTGGTGACGTCAACACAACATTGATTGCGTATCCAGGAACATGTGGCGGTGGCGGTGGCCTTGTTTCCACAGCTGGCGTCGGTTTGTTTACAACGATTTCAACATTGTTCGGCTTTAATGGTGGGACAGGGTTCAGCGGAACAACAGCAACAACTGCTGGTGGCGGTGGCGGTGGCACAACAGTTGTCGGATCTAACGCCACATCGTCAAACGGTGGTGCAGGTGGAGCAGGGTTGCAGGTCAACACATTTATCGGCGGTTCATCGCTGTTTAAGGGTGGCGGTGGTGGCGGCGCAGGTAGCGCGTCAGGCGGTGCAGGCGGATCATCTGTCGGCGGTGCTGGTGGAACAACAACTGGAACCGCAGCTGCAGCGAACACAGGCTCAGGCGGTGGCGGTGCGCAAGGTGCAAACAACGCTGGTGCTGGTGGATCAGGCGTCGCTTATATTAGATGGAAGGCCTAAACATGGCACACTTTGCACAAATCAAAAACAACAAAGTCCAACAAGTAATTGTTGTATCTAACGATGACATAGATAATCTGCCATTCCCAGAAAGCGAACCAGTAGGACAAGCCTTTATAGCATCGCTTGGCATTGAAGGCCAATGGTTGCAAACTTCGTACAACGGAAACTTCCGCGAAATTTATGCCGGTATTGGTTATATTTATGACGAGGTTTCGGATTCCTTCGTTGCGCCTGAAATCATTACTTCATAGTCGTTGGCTGATTGCAGCCCCAGCACTTTTAGTTTCGCTATTCAGTTTCGTTCCTTCGGCTGAGGCTGACGGTTTTGGTGGTTGGGTTTATAGTCAGTCTTGTGCTGCTTCTGGGTCTGTTGAAACTATTGCTAATGGGGTGGTGTTGCATGGTGCTGATAATGGTGGGTGTTCTGGTCAGTCTCATTGGGTGAAGATTGAGGCCACGATTCCTGCTGGTGTTAACACGGTTGATTTTGATTGGGCTTATCAAACTAATGATGGTGCTTGGTATGACCCGCCTCAGTATGCGGTGAATGGGAACTACATCCAGTTGACGATGTTGAACAATGATGCTGGTTCTAAATCGGTGCCGGTGGTTGAAGGGGATGTGTTTACGTTCCGTCAGTATTCGGTTGATACGTGTTGTCAGCCAGGGAATCTGACGATAACGAATGTGTCGTTGTGGGTTCAGTCTGTTACGACAACAACACAACAACAATCAGCAGCAGCCCTAACGACCACGATGCCAGAGTCCACCACATCTACTCTCTCCCCATCAACCACAATGGGAGAACTACAAACAACAACAACAGTCCAAGAAAATATCGCATCAACTACCAGCTCCTCAACAACGACTTCAACGACAACGACATCTACTACCACAACCTCAACGACGACGACCACGACCTCGACTGTGCCTGTGACGCTTTATATACCGCCAACCACAACAACCGAACCGTCAACAACGACAACAGAACCCATACCGGAGCCTCAGTCAACCACAACCACGACAGTTGCAGAAGTGACCACAACGACCGAGAATGTGACCACAACATCGGAACAGCCTACCCCCACAACCATCCCAGAGAACCCCACCACAAGCGTCCTAAGCCCCCCAGACGAGGCTAAACCTGCACTCAGCAACCAAGAGCTAGTAGCCGTCCTAGACGCGCTGGGAACGGCTGACAAGGCTGAGGTGCAAGCATTAGTTACACAGGTGTTGGAAAAGGATTTGGATACCAGCCAAGCAGCCTCACTCGTATCCAGCCCAACAGTTCTTGCCAGCGTGACGAGTGAGCAGGCTGTGGCATTGTTTGAAGAAATCAGTCCAACGGAGTTGAGTCCGGCTGAGGCTGAGGCTGTGGTTGAAGCTGTGCAATCGGCACCTTCGTCTGTGCGTAAAGCGTTCGAATCTGTACTCAATATCTTTCAAGGTTTCGCTGACTCCTATGTCCCACTCAACTCAACGGTGCCGGTGAAAACTCGTCGTGCGTTGATTGCGCTATCTGCTGTATTCTTGACCGTAGCCCCTGCACCTAGTCGAAGGAATAAGTGATGAAGTTTTGGGGTGAGTTCCATGCGTTGATTTGGACTATCGCTGCATCTGTCACAACAATCTTGACGCTATCTGGTGGGCTTCAAAAGATCGTGATCTGGCTCACCATTGCAGCTCTCGTTCTTCACTTCATCGGCGCGTTAAAGAAAGAAGACACAGAATGAAAAAGGTTCAAGACATCGCAGGACGAATCGTCGCAGTATTCCTATCGTCAGCGCTAGCCATCATCGGCGGTAGTGCCGTCATCGCCCCAGACTTGCCTATATACAAGAGTGCAATCCTTGCCGGATTCGCAGCTGTGGCAACCGTTATCCAACGCCTCGCTCAAGCCAGCCTTGACGGTCAGTTGACTGTTGCTGAAATCAACGAAGCATTCGGCGCAAAACCTAAAGCATGAAACCGAACTGGCCTGTTCGGGACATCCATTGGTGCGAGCATCTCAAAGGTAAGAAACCTTCACAGATAACACCTGACATGGTGGTTGCTGTGTCTGCTGGTGGCAAGTTGGAAAAATGTGCTGCTGCTGCATTTGAGGAGATGGCTACCGCTGCGAAGGCTGACGGCATCATCTTAAAGGCCACATCAGCTGGTGACACGTTGCGTTCAATAGCTCAGCAAACCGCAGGATTCTTACAGCGCTATCAAAAGGCACCGATTGCCGGAGCCTCCACAAAGCATTGGAACAACGAGACTTACTATCTCAAGCCTGGGATGGCAATGCTTGCCACCCCATACGATGACCCAGCAAACGACAAAGCGCGTGGCTCACGCCATCTATACGGCATCGCTATCGACATCAAAGACGCGCATGGTGCAACCCTTCAATGGTTACTTGCCAACGAAGTCCGATTTGGTTTCAGCCATGAGGTTCTGGGTGACGCTAACGGTAAAGGTGCTGAGCCTTGGCACATTCGGTACACAGGCGTAAAGGCTTGATGTGGATTGGGGCATCGTCATCGCAGCGTTGGTCACCGCAGTTGGCGGAATCATTACTACGCTTCTGCTGAAAGTGAAGAACGAGAACACCAAAGACCATGCAAGCGTCATGGAAATCTTGCGGAGTGTCGGTGGAAAAGTAGAGAAGATTGATAGTAAGTTGGATGCACACATCGATTGGCATCTCAAGGGGGCATCTAGTGGGCAAATTCCTGTCAGAAATAAAAGGACAGCGAGCAGGTCAAAGTAATCGCATAGACCAAATCGTTGCCGAACTTGGTGAAGCCGATGGCAAAGATTTAATTGAAGCCCTAAACGATCCAACTGTGCGACCTGCACAAATCATTCGTGCTTTGCAGGCTAGAAAAATCTCGTTGTCTGGTTCAGTTATCACACGATATAGGGCAACCCGTGACGCTACTAAATGACATCCGTCATTCCATCTATCCGGCATGGCCTTTAGTTTCCCAAGCCAAGAAATACAATCTCCCTGCAACGAAGGCAACGAAAACCCCGCAACGAGACTATGCAGTCGCAGTTGTTCTCCCCGATATGCAACTCGGATACTTCCGAACACACGACAACACACTCGAACCCATCCACGATGAGCAAGCCTTAGACGTTGCCCTTCAAATCGTCAAAGCCTCAAAGCCTGACCAGATCGTGCTGGTTGGCGACAACCTAGACCTCTGTGAGTTCGGCAAATACAGGTTCACCCCAGCGTTCGCACGAACCACCCAAGCAGCCATAGACCGTGCCAGCCAACTCTGCGCACAACTCCGCAAACTAGCCCCCGACGCTCGGATCATTTGGATCGCAGGCAACCATGAGGAACGGCTCGGCAACTTTATCCTTGACGGCGCGGGTGCTGCGTTCGGGTTGCGTCGAGGTTTGCGTCCTGAGGAGTGGCCTGTGATGTCAGTGCCGTATCTCTGCAACCTTGATGACTATGGGGTTGAGTATCTGCCTGGTTACCCGACGGGTGCGCATTGGATCAACCAGCGTCTTCATGTCATTCACGGTGACAAGGTTGCCTCCGGTGGAAGCACAGCGCACAAGTATCTGTCAACCGTAAAGACCTCGGTGATTTACGGTCATATCCACCGGCGCGAATGGGCTGAACGTACACGGGATGACCATGATGGGGCGAGAACAATCCTCGCTGCATCGCCTGGTTGCCTTGCAAAGATTTCAGGCGAAGTGCCTAGCACTAGAGGCGGTCACGATTTGGATGGTCGTCCGTTGTATCGAGCCGAAGACTGGCAACAAGGTTTGTGTCTGGTTGAGTACATACCTGGTGACGGAGAGTTCAACCTTGAGATGATCCCGATTAGGGATGGCTGGTCAAGATGGCGCGGGAGGGATTATGTCGCACGATGAGATGAGGACGATGGTTGTGGTCAGATGGCATGACGCTCATTCTGCAACCGATACATGGACACCGATAGACGACATCGGCACCGACCCCTGTGAGGTCGTCAGCTGTGGATTTCTACTGCCCACCAGCGAAGGTGGCAAAGAAGGCCACATCACTATTTTCCAATCAAAGACTGACGCAGATGACGTTGACGGGGTTTTATGTATCCCCGTTGCTATGGTTCAAGACATGAAAGTCATGACCAAAAACATCCCAGGGTTAGCACCAAGCAAGTAGACTAAATATCGGATCGTCGCCCGCCTTCACTTGGGCTTGACATCCCGCACACCTTCCCCTCCTTGGGTGTGCGTTATATATCGGACAACCGGAAGGAAACACTTTGCGCATACTCACCGCAACACTCATAGCCCTATCCACCATCTTCGCAGGCACCGCCTTCGCAGCCCAACCCAAACCCACCCAAACCCACCCAGCCGTCCTCATCGAGCATCAACGGCAATTGCGTGAACAGATGCCACCAGTCGTAGAAGTAACTCCACCTGGAGTCCCTAAAGACCCAACTCAAAGATGCCCACAATGGGAAGCCAAGTTCCGTGAATACGGCCTACCAGTAGTTGCATTCTCGTATATCTCATTTAGAGAAAGCCGATGCAATGTTCATGCTTGGAACCGCTACAAAAACGCCAATGGAAGTCAAGACCTCGGACTTGTTCAAATCAACTCCAGCTGGAAGACCGTCACAAGAAACATCTGTGGCACCGACATCACAGGATTATTCAACGTGGACTGCAACCTGTCGGTAGCGAGATACCTATACGACAATGGCGGGCTACGCCACTGGAGTCTCTGATCATCCACCACTTCGCTCTAGTTCTGTTCTAAGGTCATCTGTACCCAAAGGAGGGACAATGACAAACCGTCAGAAGCAAGCAGCAGTAGGAATCGGAATGGCAATTATGTGGGGGTTCTGGCTGATGCCAACAGCAGAAGACCTACCAGACACTAAGCCTGCAACACCGCTCGAATGGAAACTATTTATCGCACTAAATTTCGTGCTAATCGTGTACGTCCATATCTTGAACATTTGTGAACATCAACGCCAACTCCGTATTGAAGAAAAACAGCGTTATTGGGAGCGTATGGAAACCCGTGCGCGTTACAACCATCCAACAAACAAATGAGCAACGGTCATGTTGTTGATATGTGGTCTGACGGTGACAACACCTTCAGACCTCACAGACCAGACTGGCAAACCAAAGCCCTCTGCATAGGTGAAACCGAAACATTCTTCAATGAGGGTTCACCGAACGCGATAGCGGACGCTAAACGGTTCTGTAATCGTTGTCCTGTTCGCAGGATGTGTCTCCAGTTTGCGTTGAAGAACGATGAGATTGGTGTGTGGGGTGCCACGACTACGATGGAGCGTCAACGACTTAAGAAGACGCGGAGGCGTAACGGTGACTTCACCTCAGAAACGTAAAGGTTCCGCAGCTGAACTTGCGGTAGCGAAGTGGTTGCGCAAACTTGGCTGGGTTCATGCCGAACGTTCCCGTGCCGGCTGGACAGATGATCGAGGCGACATAGACGGAATGCCAGGGGTCTGTATCGAAGTTAAGAACGAGAAGCGGATTGATCTACCTGGATATTTGCGTGAGCTTGAGGTTGAGATTGCTAACGCTCAAGCATGGACTGGAACAGTCATCGTCAAGCGTCGAGGCTCAATGAACGTGGATGATTGGTATGCGGTCATGCCAGCAAAGATTTGGGGTGAGCTGATGGTCATGCTTGACCAGCCAAACGGGAACTCTGTAACACCCTTGAATTAGACCATGCTTGACTTCGTAGCAATACCTGCTACGGTCAATATCCCAAACATTCCCAAGCTCAGGAGGCCTGCGAAAATGACTACATCAGACGAATTTAGTTTGTTAGCTGAAGCACCAAAAGACCGTTGGGGTCGCTACAAAATTAGTGATCCAGCGTCCGGTAAAGAACGCGGTTATACCCGTGTCACAACAATCGCAAAAGTGTTGGATGATTCATCCTCACTTGCCGATTGGAAAACACGCATGGCAATCACAGGGATTGTGCAACGTGCAGACCTGCTTGCTCAAGCATCAACATCGTTGGATGATCGAAGCAAACTGAACAAGATTGCGAACGATGCGATTGAAGCAGCTGGTGCGTACAGTCGCGCCAACCTTGGTACAGCACTCCACTCAATCACCCAGCAAATAGACCTTGGAATGAAGCCACAAATCCTTGCGGGTTTGCAATCCGATATTGAAACCTATGTTGCGTCAATCGCAGCGTGGGACTTCGGTATGAAAAAAGAATGGATTGAAGTCCTGCTTATCAATGACGAATATGAGTACGCAGGTACAGCAGACAGAATCGTCACCACCCGTGATGGCAAAATCTGCATCTTCGACTTGAAAACTGGAACAGACCTCAGCTACTCATATGGATCAATTAGCGTCCAACTCGCCATGTATGCCCGTGCAGACTGGATTTACGACTGGAAAACAGGCGAACGCACCCCACTCCCAGAAGGACTCGACATGAAAGAAGGCATCATCTGCCACCTTCCAGCAGGCGAAGCCAACTGCAAGTTCTACACAGTAGACCTAGAGGCTGGTTGGGAAGCAGCCAAGATGTCGTTCGCTACGCGTAACTGGCGTAAACGCAAAGACCTGTTTAAGCCTTACAAGTTCTCTGACGAGAAGCAGGGAGATGTCGAGCCTGTGGTAAATCCGATTCCACAGGCTGACATTCCTGTCTATTCAAAAGAGTTAGCAGTCCAACAAGAATGGATGAAGCAACGCATCGCCAACCTCACACGCGAAGCGCAAGCCATGCTCATCCTTTGCTGGCCTGAAGGATGCCCAAAGTTGCAGGAAACAACAGCCGATCAGTTACAACAACTGGTGAAGGTCATTCAAACTGTTGAAGCCCAACATGACATTCCATTCTTTGACGCTGACCCAACAGCGAATAAGCCTGTCAAGCGCAAACTCAAGGGCTTTGACACAGCTGAAATTGGAAGCATCCAATGAACGCCATCGAGGGTCGTGACTTAGACCAACCTGGCGATGAGCAGGCGGTCACATATATTCGTGAACGGTTGAACAGCATTCAAGGTGCTGATCGTGCGCGAATGGCAATGCTCATCACACAGGCTGAACTTGCTGGTCGCAGTATCAGCCTGAAGGAAACAAAATCTCTTCGAAGGTTTGAGATAGCAAGAGGGTTATTCCTGTTGTTTGACTCAGGCCAATTCGATGAAGACTTGGTGAAGGACATCTGTTCCCAAATCACCTCGCAGAAATACAGCAAACCAGGTGAAGCATTAGCGAACCTTGACGTGAAACAAGCACAGCGTTTCGCTGACGCTTGTCATGGCATTGCGCGTGACTTGCTGAACCTGATTTATATCCCAGAAACCAATCAATTCCACATAGAGGAGCAAGCATCATGACAGACATATTCCTATCCGAAGGCGGGAGCAAGTATCCTGCACTCAAATTTGAGAATGTCAACGACACCCACACCGGCACGGTTATCGAAGTAAAGAAGCTCGAAGACCGTGACCCTGCGGGGACAGTAAAAACTTGGGACAACGGCGATGTGCGATACGTCTTCGTATTCACCCTTAACACAGCCGATGGGATCGGAAACCTTTGGGCGCGTGGAGCGATGGTCAAATCCATCCGTGAAGCAGCTCAAGCCATCGGTGCCAGCACCATGATCGGCACGAAACTCACGGTCAAGTACACAGGCGATGGTGAAAAGAAGTCCAAAGCGTTCAACGCACCGAAGTTGTACAAGGCCAAGGTTGAGCCAGCCGTGAAGGATGATTCAGAATCAATGTGGTAAACCCACAATAAATCGTGACAAGTTGGGTATCGAGCTGACCCCCATTCAGCCCCCTGCGGTACCCAACTTGTCGCACTTATTTAACCAGGAGCAAACATGACTATCCAAGACCTAAAGAACGCTATTGCGTTTCTTGAGAAAAGTTTCGTCGGTCAAGGCGACCAAGAACGACTCTTCAAAACCATTGAAGCACTCAAAATTGAAATTGCTAGGAGGCAAAAGAAATGATTGATGTAAACCAATTCGCAGAACTAGAACTGCGAGTAAACGACCTACAAAACGCCCTCACCCGTGTCATCAAGGAACGTGACAACTACAAAGACACAGCAGACTCCCTATTCCGTGAACTTGAAGCCTGCCGGACAACACTCACCCAAGCCAACTCAGACATCTCACGCTTGCGCGTGTACCTAGCCCAAGGAGCAGAACTGTGAGTCCAATGATTCTTTCAGACAAGGTTGCTGGCATCATCAAAGACCTGACCGTCAAGACTGAGGTGCAGCAGGTCGCGTTAGAGAATGCACACCTACGCATCCTTGAACTCAAAGCTGAGGTGTATGAACTGCGGAAGCGACTCGACCAATGACCAACCAAGCCCGTGACTTCATCATTGGTGTCCTAGCGATGACACTCGTAATTGTCCTCACGTTCCTTGTTGCCGGCAATATCGCCAAACATGACAAACGTGAAGCCTGCGCCAAGTTCGCTGAAGCCACCAACGAAGAAACCGTCTACATCGAATACGGCCTCACCGAATCCAAATGTTTCATCAGCAACGATGGAGGATGGATAGACATCAACCCATCAATTTTCTCAACACTCAACAGGACAAAACCATGAGCCTCGACAACGGCACGTTCCCAGACGCACCATCCACAATCACCATCCTCGCCAACCGTGACATGATGGCAAACTGGGTAGGACACATCCAATCCCACGACATCACCTCAGCCGCCCTAGCCGGAGGCATCTACCTCCTCGTCAGCCTTGAAGAAGATGGGACGCTTAGGATTGCCACCAAGCCAGGTTCCGCATGGGATTCAACTTGGTCACCACCAATACAACTGGAACGACGATGAGCAAAGATAACGAACTCGCCTTAGACCTGTTCATGTTGGGCTATGAACGCAACGAGCTGGTACACATGTTGAATGAGGCCACCAGCCTGATCGAGTCTTTGCGTAACGAACTTGACTCAATCAAATCAGAATTACACGTCACACAACAGGAACTTTAGAGCAAACAAAAATGAACATGATAATCGGTTTCGCAGTCGTTCTCGGCTGCTACTTCTTTTGGTTGACCCGATGATCTACCGAATCCAATGCAACAAATGTGGGTCAATGGTTAAACATGACACCCAAATCTTGCAAGGCTGCTTGTGCGATCCGGATAGTCCGTCGTGGGTTGCTATCCAAGCTGACGGACGAATGCTCAAAATGAGTCATGCCGATTACACAGTCTTCGAGCAATCATGACCAAAGCCCGTATCTGCAACTGCATCCCCAAACGTGCGCTACCGTCCAAACCGTTATGCGGAGATAAGCCAGACGACTTTGACGAATGACTACGAAGACCCAATCGCAGAGTTCATCGAAGCATCAGCAGAAGGACTCTGCACCGGATATGTCGTCATCGCCAACATTGAACGCATCAACGGTGACCAATCATTTTGGGTGACAACACTCAGGAACCAAACCGCCTCAACCAGCCTCGGCCTCCTCGAATCAGCTTCCGCAGCAGAGAAGTATCGGATAGCCAGGTCATTCAACCATCACCAAGACGAAGACGAATAACAGTTACACTCAACAAACTAATCCTGTAGGAGGGACACAACATGAATGTATTAAGCCTGTTCAGCGGTGTCGGAGGCTTTGACCTCGGACTAGAAAACGCTGGCATGAAAACCATCTACCAATGCGAATGGGACAAACACGCCAACTCCATCCTTGAACGCCATTGGCCTCAAGTACCACGATGGGGCGACATCACCACACTCACAGCACAAGAAATCCTCCGACACGGAACACCACCAGACGTTGTTGCATGGGGATCACCATGCCAAGACCTCTCAGTCGCAGGCAAGAGAGCGGGTTTGGAAGGCGAACGCTCAGGTCTATTTCACGAAGGCATACGAATCATCAACGAAATACGAAAGGAAACAAACAATGAATATCCAAAAATCTCTATTTGGGAAAACGTCGCAGGAGCATTATCTTCCAACAGAGGTGCTGACTTCGGAGTCATCCTTGACGAAATGGCTAAAGCAGGGGCGATGGTCATCGAATGGGGACTCTTGGATGCGCAACACTTCGGAATCCCCCAACGACGCAGAAGGGTCTTCTGCATCGCTATCTTCAATTCTGCAACCGCCTCAAACTGTCCAAGCCCGCTACTACCTGTCGGCGAAAGCTTGCCAAGGGATACTGCGAAGGGCAAACCGAAGAGGAAAAGTGCTGCCAACACGCTTACAGAAAGCTTTGGAGCAGGTGGTGGAATCGTCAACGCAATCGGTGCCAGCATCTACCACAAATCAACCGTCGTAAATCAAGACGTGAACTGCGGTCACCTTGTCACCGAAGGTGGGATACTCGGCTCGGACATCGTAGGTTCACTCAACACATCTGATGCCAAAATGATTAGTACCCAATATGTCAACGAAAACAAAGTCGTAGTTGAACCGTATGTGAAGTCTCGTCGTGCGCAATCAGCAACCGATGACGAAACATGGGTACCAGGCGAAGTGGACCCCAACCTCAACTCGTTTGATGTTGGTGACACTCGTGCCACTACAGCCATCATTGAACCGATGCTGGTTGACGGTACAAGGGTTGATGATGTGCGAGTGTATGAGCCACCGGTGCAGACATTGGGCGCACGAATGGGAACAGGAGGAAACAATGTTCCAATGCTTGCGTTTGACACACAATTTGGCAGCAACGCAAACGTGTTTGAAGACCAATCACCAACATTGAAAGCAAGCCAAGCAGCACCATCTGTTGCGTATCCGATTGATACTCGTAATGCGTTGCGTGACCCAGAGAAATATGATGCACAAAACCGTCAAGGCTTAGGTATCGGCAACGATGGCGACCCAATGGCGACACTCACCTCAACCCATGTCAACGCTGTTGCTTACGGCATTCAAGGGAATGTGATTGGTCGTCAACCTCAGAACGGCCCTGCTGGCAAAGGACACACCGAAGAAGGTGACCCAATGTTCACCCTGACTGGTACCGATGTTCATGCTGTTGCTTACGATGAGTACAACGACAGCATCAACGAAACCCATCACGCTTTACGAGCAGGCACTAAACAATCAACAGGTGTGTTGATGTTCCAAGACTCCGAGTTTGGGGTCAAAGAATATGACACCGCAGGAACATTACGTGCTGGTCGAATACCTGCACATCAAATGATTGGTGAGGTCGCTGCCACCTTGCGGTCAGGTGGTGACGGTGGTGTGCCATCAAGCCGAGGCGAACACCTAGTTGCTGAGCCGACGATGGCTGTGCGTCGACTAACCCCGTTGGAATGTGAACGGCTGATGGGTTGGCCTGATGACCACACTCGTTTCAAGGCTGATGGCACGGAGCAGGCTGACACTCATCGCTATAAACAATGCGGTAATGGTGTCGCCAGCCCTGTTGCTGAGTGGATTGGTAAGCAGCTCATGAAACTAGAACAGGTTCCACAATGACTATGCGTGATGAAGCCATCAAACTTGCGGAGTTAGGTATAAGGGTTATCCCGATTAAGCCTGGTGAGAAGTATCCACCGATGAACGCTTGGCAAGACAAAGCGTCCAACGACATTCATGTTGTGAACGATTGGTTTACCAGCCAATACTCAGGATACGGAATCGGTATTGCCACAGGGCAAACCAAACACGGACGCATCTTTGTTCTCGACGTGGACGATAGGGACGAATACAAAGGCTCAGACACACTTCATGACCTACAAGAAAAGTATGGTCAACTACCCGAAACAGTTACCGCTATCACAGGTAGCGGTGGACAACACCTGTACTTCTACTGTGACGAAGACATACGCAACGACGCAGGCTCACGCCTCGGAGTTGGACTCGACATCAGAGGTACCGGAGGCCAAGTCCTCGCAGCCCCCACCATCCACCCCAACGGACGCGCCTACCAATGGGAAGATGGCTCAAGCCCACACGAACGCAAACCAGCCAAAGCCCCAGACTGGTTAGTCAAACTCTTAACCAAACAACCAGAGATGGTCAAACCTCAAGGCCAACCCGACTCATTCCTCACAGACCCCAACACACCCTCAGCCCGCTACAACTCGAAGACAACATGGGAACAGCTACTCATCCCCGATGGCTGGACACTTGCCAAGACTGACCGTCATGGTGAACAGCATTGGGTTCGACCAGGCAAAGACCCACGTGACGGCTCCAGCGCGACGATAGGGCATAACGGGAATGATGCACTCATCGTCTTCACCTCCAGCATCCCTTGGCTACCCGAAGGGGGCTACAACCGCTTCGGATACTTCGCAGCATCAAAGCATGCAGGAGACTGGAAACAAGCCTCACAAGCGTTCCTAGCCACCTCTGAAGGCAAATCCGAACCAACCACCCCAATCCCCACACCAGACGAAATGCTGTCGATGCTGGTGGATTGGAAAACCTTCTGGTCATTAGAACACGCAACAGAAGAATGGTTAGCCAAACCACTCATCGCCAAAGGCAGACAAACCGCCCTCTACGCCTCAGCCAAGACAGGTAAGTCCTGGCTCACACTCAACGTCGTTGCAGCACTCGCATCTGGTAAACCCATCCTCGGACAACCAGCCCAACCACCAGTCCACTGTCTGTATTTGGACTACGAAATGATTGAAGCAGACCTCTACGAACGCCTAGAACAATTCGGCTACACAGAAGACGACGACCTATCGCATTTGCATTACGCGCTCATCCCAAACCTCCCCTCACTCAACACCACCGAAGGTGCCTCAGCCATCATCAAACTGGTAGAACTCACCAAGGCTGAAGTCGTAGTGATAGACACCACAGGACGCGCCATCGATGGTGAAGAGAACTCTGCTGATAGTTATCGTGAATTTGCCAGGACGACTGGACTTGCGCTTAAAAGAGCAAACGTTGCGTGCGTGCGCACAGACCACGCAGGCAAAGACGGAGGAAAGAAACAAGGCCAACGCGGATCCTCAGCCAAAAACGATGACGTGGACATCGTGTACCGACTCGACAAATCCGATGACGGACTCACCCTCAAACGCACCCACACACGCATCAGCTGGGTACCAGAAACCGTCAGCCTCATAGTCGAAGACTTTGATGATGTCATCACCATCAGACTCCGCAGCAAAGAACAACGAGGCTGGACAACCAAAGAAATCAACATAGCCAACCGACTAGACGAGTTAGGATTCCCCATCAACATCGGAGTCAACGAAGTGCAACGTCAACTCAAAGACCAAGGCATCTCACTAGGCCACAAGTCAGCCATCGGACGAGCCATCCAATGTCGCAAACAACCCCGACCAGACCCACTCGGAACCACCAGCACCCAAAAAGTGGAACCACTCGGAACCACCCACGATTTCGGAACCACCTTCGGAACCACTTCGGAACCACCTGATCCACTCCATGCTGTACAAAGGAACCAGCGTGTGTACCTAAAAGGTACACGCGGTTCCGTACCTCAGACAGAACTACCCATAAATCGGAACCACCTCGGAACCACCCCCACCCAAGCCCACACCAACCTTGATCAAAACGATCTCGAATCAGAACTCTGGTAACCCAACCCATGCCCATCCAACGACCATGCCTAGTGTGCCGGCAACTCACACAAAACATCCAGCGATGTGACTCCTGCCAGGGGGCATGGCAGCGCAACCGGAATAAGAAGCGAATCCACTATCAAGGCGATTACGCCTCACGCGCAAAGCGAGTACGTGACACCACCATCCTCTGCTGGATCTGTGGCAAACCCTCAGACCCAAACGACCCCTGGCAAGCAGACCATGTTGTGCCAGCAGACCCCAACTCCGAACTACGCGGAGCGCACCGCTCATGCAACGGCAGTCGAGGCAACAAGGTCAAACGATGACACCCCCCCTGGCACTCTGGGGGGTGGGGTCAAACTCAAAACCCTTGAGCGGAGGACTAC